GAAGTCATGGCCGAACTGAAAGGCCGGGGATATGACGGTAAGGCGTTTCGTGAAGTGATCCGCCTGCGGAAAATGAAGCCGGACGCGCTGGCAGAGTTTGAGGCTGTTGTCGAATTGTATCGGCCTGCGGCGGGGTTGGCGTGATGGAGCTTAGAATTGATGGGATGATTGACGGTCAAATTGCCATTACCAAATACGGGTATGAAGGCTTTGGCGACGCCCCTGCATCGCACCGTTGGCGCGCGTGGTGGTCGGCAGGAACTGGGGATTGGCGGGATGGGCTTGGCATTGAGTTGCGGTGTTACCCTGTCGTCAAGCCAACCGGCGCTGGGGATTGGGTCGCCCATCATGCCTATTGGAATGGGGCCAACTGGAAGAATATCACTGCCGCAAAGCTGGTAATGAATGGCAGCGGAAGCGCATGGGCAAAGCCGACCCAAGAATTTGCCGTTCGCAGCCTAGCTGTCCGGTTGTCGCGGTGGTTCGAAATTCAGCGCAATTCAGTGCATAGATTGAAGGCGGCAGCGGTTACACTGCAAAAGCTTCGCCCTGATTTGCCCGCCTATCATGAAGGCATCTTGGACACTTTTTCTGGCGTCGAAATCCCGCAATCCACATACTTGTTCGACCCGCGATGAAAGACCGAGCGCCGCGCCCTATTGTGAAACTGGCCGGGGGGCGATTGTCCCCCGTGTCGGCATGGGACAGCGAAGAATTATCCGCGTTCCAAGACGGCATGACCTTTGACATGATCCCGCGCAACAAGCGCACATTGCCGCTCCACCGCACCTATTGGCAGGCGCTAACCAAGGCCATAGAGGCAACAGGGCGCTGGCAATCACGGGAAGCCCTGCATACTGCGCTAAAGGTCGCCATGGGGCTTGTGGAGCCTATCTATGACCTAAAGGGCAACGTGATGGGAATGCAGCCGCATAGCACGGCATTCGCTGCGATGGATCAAGGGGAATTCCGCGTGTATTTTGACGGGGCAATGGCCAAGCTTTCGGAAGCCGTGGGATATGATGCACTAGGGTTTCTGACTGAATAGTGTTTTTCTATTGACACTATTTTTCTGCCGTGCTTATGTAAGCGAACCGGGCGAGGTTACAGCCTCAAACCCGGTTCTAACCGAAACCCGGATGCGACGGGTTCAGCTTGGCGCAAGCATAGCGCAAGCACCGTCGCACATGCAAGGATGCGACAAAATGGCAATCAAGAAAGCCGAAGCCGGAACGCTTCAAATCGACGCTCTCAAACAAGGGCGCGTTACCCTTACGCTTGTCGGTACCACACCGTTTTACTTCAACGCGATGAGTGCGAAGGCCAAGCGGTCTTTGCTGATCGGCGGCGGGAAGAAAACGGCGGCAGAACGCAAGGAGCTTAAGCACGATCCCGAGGAAGAATTCCGTGACAGCGTATATCGCCTTCCTGGCGGGGAAACGCTTCTTGGCTTTCCTGCCCCCGGCGTAAAGGGCGCAATGGCCACGGCGGCGCTGGAGACCCCCGGCGTTACCAAGTCCAGCGTCCAGCGGCTGCTTTTCCTGCCCGAACAGAAAATCCGCATGTGGGGAAAGCCGTTCCTGAAAATGGACGTTGTTCGCAGCGCCGATATGGCAAAAACCCCTGACATTCGGACGCGGGCATTTCTTCCACGATGGGTGGCAGAGGTCAATATCGCTTACATTTCGCCAACTCTTTCGGCTCATGCTATCGTTTCACTTCTGGCCAATGCTGGCGTGATCGTCGGAATTGGCGATTTTCGGCAAGAGAAGGGGCGCGGTTCGTTTGGCACCTTCGCCGTTACCGGGCCAGATGGTGGCGAATGGCACGACTTGATCCAAGAGATCAAGGCAGAAGGGCGCGCGGTTCATGAGGCCGCAATGGCGAACCCCGAGTGCGCAGATGAAGACACGCAAGCCCTTCTCGACATGCTCCATGAAGAGCGTGGTCGGCGGGCGGCATGAAATTGGCGGGGGCGGTGAAGGCCGCCCTTCGCGGTCAAGGTATGGCAACGCAAGGCACGGACTGGAGAGTTATGGCGGTCGGGTTGAGGCGTGGCGTTGCTTGGTTAGGCTGGGCATGGCGGGGTCCGGTGCGGCGTGGTCGGTTAAGGCCCGGTTGGGCGGGGCACGGCGGTCTAGGACGGTCGGGCAAGCTTCGGCAGGTTGAGGCGAGGCGGGGCTGGCGAGTTCAGGCGGTTGAGGCGCGTTTGGTTGAGTAGCGGATAGGCATGAGCGGCAGGGTCAGCCGGTTAACAGAAACAAAGGAGACTGAAATGGCATTTTCTAAAAAAGACCGGCAACGTATCATCGACGGATACCTTGCCAGCACGGGCCGGAACATGTTCATTGCAGCCGAATTCATCGACTGGCTTCAATGCCAGCCGGAACATGAGGCTTATGACTTGTTCTTCGGCATGGATGACGAAGCCGCAGCACGGCAGCACCGGATCGACTTGGCTCGGCGCATGGCAAGCGGTTTGCGGATCGTGGCAACGGTAAGTCAGGCACCCGGAACGGGCAGCGTGGTGCAGATCACGACGCGGGAATTCCCGGCCTATGTTTCGCCGATGGCGGGGCGAAAGTCTGGCGGGGGCTATGAACCGTTTGATCCGGAAAGCGGCGAGGCTATGGCCGAACTGCAAGCCCAAGGCGCGCAATCATTGCGGGCATGGCTGGCACGGTATCGCGGCGCGGCGGAAAGCGCTGGCGTCGACGTGTCGCCGATTGAGGAAATCGTTGCGCAGCTTTCGCGCGATGTGGCGCTTGCCGGATAGGCGGGCGCTGGGCAAGGCGGTCGAGGCGGGGTTTGGTAGGTTCAGGAAAGGCGAGGCGGTCGAGGCGGGGTCTGGTTGGTTTAGGAAAGGCGAGGCGGTCAATGGTCGATTTAGCAGGCCGCGGCCCGCTTGGCCAGAAGACCGGCAAGCCCGGCCCCAAACCCCGTAAGCCCATTCCCAAGATCAGCGCCAAGAAACGGGCGCACAAGGCCGCAGAGAAGGCGCTAGGGGCTTGGGAGCATATGGAGGCGGTCAAGGGCCTGCCGTGCATGGCCTGCGGCTGCTATGGGGTCGAGGTGCATCACGAAGGCAAGCCCCGGTCTGGCTTCAATGTGCTGCCGCTTTGCCCGCCACATCATCGGCGCGAATATGGGCCAGGGGCTTACCATTACTCGCCCAAGGCGTTCTATGTCGTGCATGGATTATCGGCGGAGCTGCTAACACGGGTGGCGAAGATGCTTGAAGCGATGGGCGGGCGGTGATATTGTTATGCAGTGAGCGGCGGCGTCGTTATCATGGTCTTTCACGCTTCTGGATTGGGAAGTTCCTGGTCGAGCGCACCCAGAAGGGCGAGGTCGGGAGGTTGGTGGAATATCCAGCCGTAACCTTGGAAACCCGGACGCCGTAAAGGTTCTGCAGGACCGTGCCGCTCATAAACCGCTTTCTGGCGGTGCGTATGCGCTAGATCAAGCCCGCACTGCGTGTCGCGCGCATCAGGGTCTGGGGACGCACCACCAGAGCGCGGCCTCGTGGTGCAACACGACATGACTATGCGGCTCCACCCGCATTTGCAGCGCCGCGCTCTACCTTCCACATCATAAAAAGGCCCGCCGCTGATCACTCAGGGCGGGCTAGTTGCGTGACGGGGGAGAGGACCGCCACAGGCAGTTAGGTGAGTGACGCGACCCAAGCCCCGCCCATAACAATCGCAGCGAACAACGCGCCACGCCAAAACGCCCGAGACGCCATAGCTATTGCATCATCGCGCGTAACGAACTTGGTCGCAAGTGCACGAGGTGTTCCGCCGCTTGATCCACGGTCAGTGCCGGGTTCGCCGTATCCGCGTTGGGTCATGGCGTCACCGGGGGCGGTGGAAGGGGCATCCAGTGGGTGGGTTCACCCATCACTTGAATTGACCAGAAGCCACCATCCGATTCTTCCCACCATCCGACTTCTCGGCAGTAGTAAGGCCTATCGGCATTCCAAACGGCCAGCAAAATGCTGGCGTCTTTCGGCGCGGTCTCAATCGGTTGCCACGTCATGCGTCAATCTCCTCTGGCATGGGGGCCGGGTTGGCGGCGATGTTGATCAGGGTTTGCAGGGCGGCGGTCATTGCGGAGGTTCCGGCAGAGGCATCCAGTGGGTGGGGTCCACAGAATTCCGCATCAACCCATAATAGCGGGCCATTTCCTTGTTCTGCGGCCACGATGTCACATCATAAAACGCTTCTTCACCATCTTCCGCTGGGTAAAACGCAAGGAAATAATAGCCATCCTTCGGCGCTGTTTCAATCGGTTGCCAAGTCATTCGCCCTTCTCCATCGCTGCAAGCAACAGATGCGCCTTGCACCAGGTCGCCAGCTTCAACGCGCGCAGATCTGCAGCCTTCTGCAACGTTCGCTTTTCGTCGTCGCTCAGTGTCAATTCAACCTTTGGCATTTTTCGCTCCAGTGTGATTTTGCCTCTTTACTGTCCCGCCAACGTCGGGTAATGTCAACAGGCAATCAAGGGAGAGACTGAATGCAAAACCTCACACCACTTGCCGCTCTAGCCATCGTCCAGCAAATCGAAAAGGTTGCGGACACTGGCGAAGGCACTGACTTTGCCGGTTATGTAAACGGCACATTTCGGATTTTCGAAGCCCGCTTTTCCATAGAATGGGATAGCGAGGAACGCTACAGCGATACGCATTCATCCGGCTATGGCCGTTACCAGTTTTCAGTCTGCAAGCTTGTCGGGGCTTGGGCTTATGACAATGACGGGGCAATCGACATCGCAGGGAACCGTGCGGAAATCGTGTCAATGATCGGGGATGCTCGGGTGTCCGATTGGGAAGCCGAACAAAACGAACGCGAAACGGAGGCGGGGGAATGAGCATCTTTTCACGCCGCCAATCCGAGGTTTTGCGTCTTAGTGACGCCATCGCCCAGCTTGCCGAAGCGCAACGGGTTGAGCCGATCACCTTTGGCGACCGCTTCGCCGCTGTCTGCGATGCCTTGGACGGTGCCGACGAGGTGGAAGTTGCAGGAACGATCCGCGCGCTTCTGTCGCTGATCAAAACGCGGGGCTTGCGCCTTGAGGTGCTTGCCGCTGTGCAGGAAGATACATGGGGTGATGTGTGATGATCCGTCGCGCGATTTTTGAAACCGCCGTTTTCGTGGTTGCCTTCGGGGCCGTGGTGTTTTTGGTTCTGGCGCAGGGAGGAATGTGATGACCGACTACAGCGACGGCAACTGGCACGGATGGAACGGCGGGGAATGCCCGGTGCATCCGAATTCGCGGATTGAAGCGCGGGAATGGAGCGGGACGCGATGGACCGCGGATGCCGGTGATTGCGACTGGACTTCGATGGCCTGGTGGTTCCGCGTCATCAAGGAACACCGCGAGCCGCGCGTGTTCTGGGTGAATGAGTATTCGAACAACGCGTTCGGCGATTTCAACACCACGAAAGAAGCCGCTGACTACCACTGCGACCGCATCGCCTGCCACCGCATCGTGATCGACTGACCTCCCAGCTTGGCGCTTTCCTTGCGCCTGGCCAACTACACCGGCCACGCCAGTTCCCTGTGGCCGGGGGCTTTCATACAAGGATGGATGAGATGGACGATAAAGATGACGGCGGGCCAGCGTTTCCGAACCCCGCACTGGCCCACGAAGGCTTTTGCCCGTCTATTGAACAAGAGATCGTCTTTTCGGGGATTTTGAAATGATTGCCCGCGTCAAATTCTGGCTTGCTAAGAAGCCGTTTGTTTACACGCGAACCGGCAGCGGCATAGCCTTTGTGGGCTATAACCCATTTTTCGATGCGGTGAGGGTCCGGTTGTCACAATTCGGCTACGTCACCGGCCACCGATCAATGTCGCGAACCGATTATTTGGCCCGCGCCGAGATGGGTTGTGAGGCATGACCCGCCTTGCCAAGCTGACCGCGCTGTATGACGCGGCGAAAGAGGAGCGGATTGACGATGCCCTCTCCGTCGCGTGGCGGATGACATCGGAGGCGCATGACGTGGGGCAAATTGAACCGGCGTCAGTGCTGACAGTCGATAAGATCATGCTGCGCGGCTCCACCGCCGCCGCCCTAGCCTTTCACGACGCGGTTCTGCCGGGATGGCGCGTCGAGACCCTTCACCAGTTTACGACCGGTCACTGGCTGGCTGGCGTTTACCACCCGCAAGGCGAAGATTGGCCGAAGTGGACGCCATACCCAACGCACGGTGCAACCGCCGCCACCCCCGCGCTTGCCCTGTTTCTGGCCGACATGGCCGCGCTGATTGCTATTGAGGAGGGGAAGGGATGACCCCACGGCTTGAACTGGACCGCAAAGGTCAGATTGACGAAGTGGTCAGCGACGGCGGCGGGCATCTTGAGCGCCTCGACAAAGACCGCTGGTTTCTGAATCTTGTGAATGCGGACGGATCATCCGTCGCCGTCTGGATCGCCGGGAAAGTCACCATGTTTGAAACCCGCGATGATGTTGCAAAGGATCCAACCCCATGACCCCCTCAGACCTCGCCGAGCGCGGGATACGGATAAAGCCGCTGGTTTGGTTTCCAGTGACCGAGATATGCACGAGGTTCAAAGCCAACGCATTAGGCGGTCACATGATGATAGTTGCCTTAGACCCAAAAATCGAGCCGGTAAAATATTCAGCAGGGATCGACCTTGGCGGCCTTTGTTTCAAATTCATCTTGGCTGAATATGATGACTTCCCCCCGACATATACAGCACCTGAGCGATTTGACACCATCGAAGCCGCCCAATCCGCCGCCGAGGCTGACTACGCCTCCCGCGTCTGTGCAATGATGGAGGCGATGGTGGAACCTACCACCCCCTGACACGCGCCCAATGCGGTCAGATGTGGCGGGCTTTCATTGGCAAGCCTGGGCCGTGAAAAGCTTGCGCTGCATGGGGATGGGGTGTAGGGTTTGCGGGTGAGTGCGCCGGATGGCCGCAAGGAATGCCTATGGGGTTCTGCGCTACGGTGCAGGTCGGAACGATGAAAGCACCCCCGCGCTCACATACACGCCGCATCCCGCTGTCGGATCACTAGATCACCGGCCCGCAGCGCGGCTTCGTCCATCGTGTCAGCCAGCACCCCTGCCAGCGCCTTAACGGCAGGTTCAGACGCGGCGCAGTAACCGTCAAGGCTTCCCGGCGCGGTCACGCATCCGGTCACGAATATCAGCGGCAGGATCATCAGAAGCGGTTTCATGTAGCACCCTTTCGGTTGTTTCTCGATGAGCCTTTGCATCTGCCGCCGCCCGCTTGGCCTGTTCGGCCTTCACGCCCTTCCTGCGCTGGTATGCGCCGAAGGTTACGACCAGCAGCACCGCCGCGCCGATCTTGGCCAGCATCCGGCCAATGGCGGACGAGGCGAAGAATGCCCAGACGGCGGCGATCACGTCTTGCGCCCCCACTTGAACCACACCGCCACCGATGCAAGGAACGGCGAAACGACTGCCGGGACCGCCGCCGCCAGCGCGTAGGCGTTGAACGGGGCAATGTCGATCATGCCGGTTGCGTGGTCAAACTCTGCCAGCCCGAAGGCCGCAGCGAAGATGCCGACCACCCCAACCGCGCCGGTCGCGTAGACGGTCAATCGTGCGTTGTCGAGCGCCATATCGTATCCTTTTAGAACAGGTTCATGAACGACTGCCACCATCCGGCAATCGTATCCCAAGCGGCATAGACCACGGCAACCGCGCCACCGACCGCCAAAGCGGGGCCTGTGCGGGGCTTGGCGGGTTTTGCCGGTGCAGGTGCCGCCGTGGGCTTGGACGGGGCCAGCGGGGGCGCTTTGGCGCTAGAAAAGGGCTTGCCGCTGTCAGCAACAGACATTGATGTCAGTGCCGCGTGCATAGCCGCCCGCGTCTTTGGGCCGCTGATGCCGTCCACCGCAAGGGCATACGCGCCTTGGAACGACTTCAAATTGACAAACCCAAGCATATCCAGCGCAATCCGGTCATAGCGCTGCATCCGGTCAGGATAGCCGTTCAACCCGCCATTCACCCGGCGCGTGACCATCTCGATATTGCCGTCCCGGCAGAACCGCAGAAGATCCTTGCGGGTCAGGAAATACCAGATCGCCCCGATGCCCAGCCACTCCGGGCTTTCCAGCAACTCAGGCTCGGCTTCAAAGTCAGGGCCTTGGCCGAACGTCTTGCGCACCCATGCCGTCAAGGTGCGGTAATTGGCCCGCCCCGTGACCTGTAGCAAGTCCCGGCCCATGAACCGCTTGCCGTCCCCCGGCTCAGTGTTGCCAAGGTTTTTTCGGCCCTCATATCCCTTCTGTGCCTTGGTCGGTCCCCAGATTTCCCGGACATAGCGATAGCCGCCGCTCTCGTGTTCGACTTGCGCCAGAAACTGCGCCAGCACGGCAGGCTCATTCAACGGCCCGCCGAATTGCTTGACGCGGAACAGAAGCGAAGCCTTGCGCCCTTCGATGCTCATTCCGTCACCTCCGTAGAGATTTTCACATCAGGCTCATGCGCCAATGTTATCCAAGCATTAACGCCGGAAAGCAGGATCATGGCTAAGGCTGCAATCTTTGTCACTTAAACGCGCCTCCGCCTGACACGAACGCCCAAACCTGCGAAGCCAAATACAGCGCGCCGCCGATCACGGCCTTGACCAGCCATCCAGCTTGAGCCTCAAGGTTCGCTATTCGGTTTTCCATATTCGCGTCTTTCGTTGCACGATCAGCCGCCTCTCTGGCTATGGCTTTTTCATCTTCCGGCGTCATCTTTATTCCTGACCATTGCCATGATTTGATGAAATCGGTCCACCAGCCATTGCCACACCTCGATGCGGAATTGCCATAGAAACCGGATTAACAAAACGTCTGCGACTACCGCCGCCACCATTACTGCCAAATGTTCCAAGGCCAAGCCCCACGATCTGCGTTGTCGATACAGCATAGATTATCGCAAACCACGCTTCGTCTCGCGTGAAAACCCCTTCAATTACAGGCACATACAGCAGAACCGTCACCGCATAGCCCGCCGCAATAATTCGCGCCAAGCCGGGTCGCATTGCCAGCGCAACCCCCGTTGCCAGATCCACGATCATCATGGAAAGCCGGGAAGTGTCCTTATCCAGCCCCATATCCATCGCCAGACAGACCGCCAGCATCGCCACCAGATTGCCCGCCAGACAGACCAGCGCATAGCGTTGCCGCCCCCATGAGGGGATAGACAGCGCCAGCAAGGCCAGCGAATAGGCGACCTGGTATTGGTTCACCGGCCCGGCCCCATGATCACGATTTCCAACACATGTTCCGGGAAGAATTGGAACAGGTCTCGCGTTGCGTTTCCATGCCAGACATCAAGCATTGACCGCGCCAAGAATACCGCGTTGCCAGCATCAGCCCGTCCCGCGTCTTTCTGGATTTGTTGCAGGGCTTTTAGGTCTCGCACCATCGCGGCCTTTGCGGCTTGGATGGATTTCAACAGTTCGCGTTCTTGCGTCATCATCGTTCCTTTCGTGGTTTACGTCATACCGAGCCAGACCAAGCATCAATCGTCGCCCGGTCGTTATAACATACCTGCGGGAAAACCGCTATGCCATTGGCCTAAGTGGAAATGGTCTGGGCTGCGGTGAATAGTGCGTCAATCTCCGCATCGCTCAGCCCGAGTAGGTAGCCGAAAAACGCGATATTCTGCGAAGCCCGGTGCCAATCTCTTGCGTCATCAATGACAACCTTTTCGGCCCATGTGGCTGTCGCGCGGTATTCCAGCACCTTGGCCCATCGGGATTCACCTAGCGCAAGGATGCCCTGCATTCTGGTGCATTTGGCCGTTTCCCGCCACTTGGAAAGGACAAGCGCCGGGTCAGGTGTCCTTGCTGCGATTTCCTCCGGCGTGAAATCGCGGATTGTGATTTCCCCGGTCTCTGCGTTGGTGATGACTTCAAACATTATCTTACCCCATATACGCGAATAGCGCCTGCGTCAAAAGACCCCGAGGATTGCGAGACAACGATAGAAGTGCTGACGGTTGTCAGAGTGCAATCTCCTGCGCGCGGGGATGACGCGCCGCCGCTCGTTGCGGCCAGATTTGCAGAATATGACCCGTCCGTCAAATCCACGTCCACTATGCCGGTCCAAGCGTTACTGGTGGCAGTCATGACTGTCACAATCCCGCCGCCAACAGTTATCTCGGCTGCTCCAAAGTTGGAGCTAACACCAACGAATACCAGCCTCAGAAACCGGTAAGGCGTAAGTACCAAGCTGGAAAGCGTTTGACTTGCCCCGCTGGTTGTGGTGAGCGTTCCAAGCAATTGCACCGGCAGGCGAATTGCCACTGGCACAGTCGCGTCATTTTCTCCAAGCGCGACAGTGTTATCCCGCAGCGCCTGAATTGTTGTGGCAAATGGATACGCGCCCACTTGCACGAGTGTATTGCTGATAGCCGTATATGTCGTCATTTCATATCCACCTGAAAGGGATTAGATTTCCCGCCCCATCCGTGCCCGCTGCATCAACCCAGCAACCGACATCAATAGTCGCGCCTGTTTCGGATACATCAACCCAATCCCAAAGCAGGCCCGCGCTTTCATTATCTTCGGCCACAAAACGATAAACCCCGCCTTGTTCCACCGTTTCTGCTGATGTGATCAACCATTGCCCAACTTTCTCAAGGCCGGTAAAGTCAACATACATGAAATGCTCAATTTGCAAAACGTCCCCGGTCCAAACTGATGCAATATCCTTCGCAGCCAAGTTGAATGTTATTTGCTTGCGAACGTCCTTAAACCGCTGCAAATAAGCCGCGCCAAGTGTGCGCGCAATGATGCTAGTATTTACCCACCGGCAAAAGATTTCCTTGATCTTGCTTTCACCGTATTGACGCTCTTTATCAACGTCAATAATCGCTTCGGCACTAATAAACGAAAACTTGTCAGAAACGCTAAGGGTCGGATTGCGAAGCCCGTGGTAAATATAGACCTGACTTGCCCGATCATTCGGGCTTTCTTCAATCATCACGCTATCAGCAATAAGATGATCGCGCTGCGTCAGTGTGGCTGCCGCATAGTTTGGACGCTGAGCGCGCAACAGGATTTTCTGCACCCGCTCATCCCACCATACATTGGCAAGCCCCTGCTGGCATAATTCCCCGACAAGCTGCTGGATTTGAACCGGACTGGCGATGTATGCCGTGAATGAGTAAAGCGGCCGCCACGTTGCAAACTCGTCATCCCAATCCGCTTTGGTAATATATGCAGTTGGGACTAAACCCCATACAGTCAACAGGTCGTATATTATGTCTGTAAATGGCTCATTGACATAGGCAAGCACTCGCTGCACCACGTCGTATTGGCTGTGAGCCGCAGCCGTTGTATTGAGTTGCCCCCGCGTTACCCCAGTAAACTCGACATTACTGCCGACAATAGCGCGCGCGGTGTATGCCACTATTTCCGAATTGATCCGCAACCAACCGGTTGCCGGATAATCTGCCAAGACCGCGCCAGCCGCTTGGAATGTTACAGCGACGGCGGTTAATGAAGCTGACAATGATCCTGGCGAAAGGAACGGCGCGGATACTTCGGTATCTGTGACCTTGCGCAGAATATCCTTTGCCGTGATCTTTACCGACGATCTGGACGCGTCGATCTTCTCAATGGAATATTCCCGCTTGATCATCGCGCTTAGTGCATCGCCGAAGTATCCGTCATATATCCGCAGAACATAGCCGGTATGGAACGGATTACGCGCAAGCCACTTTGACCAGAAGCTGCCCCGCGTCATTGGATCATATGACCGCGACGATAGGTAAGGATCAAACCCAATATCGTTATATGGGAAGTCCTTAATTGCGACAGTCGCAACAGCCCGAAGCCCTAGCGGTGAAAGGTTCTCATTTCCCGCGCCCACGTTCAAAACCGTCGGAGCGGTATCAACCGCCATCAATGCAGGAAAGGCCGTGCTAGGCTGGAATGCGCTTGCCGCCGTTGAATATCGGTTAGAGACAGGATGCACAAACCGCATGACGACTTCATCCGTCAAATCCAGCGCTGTGACGTAAGTGCAAGTCGCGTCGGTATTCCAGCATTTATCCCCAGTTGCCAAGCATGGCGCGGTGCCGTTCACCCGACTGCAAAGAGGCTGCACAATCTCGACAACTGTTATTGGTTCTTTTGCGAAGGTCATTCCAGAAACCCCGTAATTGAAAGCGATACAGACATCAGATCGCGCGTCCCCATGTTTTCCGGTGCGGGGCTTTCATCAGTCCAACACCATGCCACGCTTTCCGGCATTCGCGCCGCGTTCTGGATCAGCCCGAAAGGGTATTGCGGCAAGGTCAGCGCAAACGGCTGAAAAGTAGAGCGATACCATGCCGCCGAAATGTTCTGCCAATCCATCTGCGTTCGGCGCGCCTGGCGTTGCACGGTGCGTCCCAGCCATTGCCCAGTTTCGCTGATGCTGTGGCGTGTCTCGATAACCCGCGAAAGGCCGATAGGTGTCACGCCTCCGAATACGGGCCGTTCCATCTGCAATGCCACGCCCGCGCGAATGATGCCGATTTCAGCCGCCGCCGACGCGCCGGAAAGTGCAATCTTGATTTCGCGGATAACGTAGGGAATACCAGCCGATGCCGCGGCATTGATCATCACGGCGATAGTGCTGTCGTCTGTCGGAACAATGGTTGCCCGCGTCGTATGCGCGCCGCCAACGGTTGCCGCCGTGCTGATGACGACCGTGCAACCCGTGCTGCCAAGGTTGTGCGCCGCGATGAAAACGGTATCAACCGATGCATCCGCAGCCGTCACCAAAACCCACGTTGCAGGCAATGCCCCCGCTGCCCACCGCTGGAACGTATAGTCATTTGTCGCATAATCGCCGTTTGTGCCGCCCGCCGTGACCGTGCCAGTGATCGGCGTATATAGGATGCGGGCGTGTGTTAGCGCCTCGTTATCCCCGACCGTGTAGCCCGCTGTGGATATGGTCATCGGACACTCGCTATGATGTTGCTGCCATTGCGCCGCGACTCGTTAAGCTGCGTTGCGATTTGCCTGACAATCCGCTCGCCAAACCCGAACGGGTCATTCGTCACAGTGAAGTTAAGCGTTTGCGTCGGGCTGACGGCACCAGCACCAGCCCCGCCCGCCGCCGATGATTTGCCGCCGCCACCGCCACCGCCCTTGATTGCGTTAACCGCGCCCATGCCCGCCGCGAGAACCTTAGCCGCTAGGGCGAACTTCTGTAGCGGGTTCATGCCTGGTGTTGCCAGCGCCTGAGCGTAGGCCCGCCAAGCGTTGATCAGTGCCTCAGCCGCGCCGAACGCCTTGCTGATTTTCAGCATCTTCTCATTGCCGCCCGCAAGTGCAGATGCCATATCACCAAAGAACGCCCCGGCCTTTTGCAGGCCGTCGCCATATCGGTAAACGTCGATTGCACTCATCGCATCGGAATGCTGCTGTTGCGATGCTTCGGACATTGCGGCGTATTCTTGTTGCGTAATCAGCTTTTGCTCTAGGAACAATGCAAGTTGCTCTTGTTGCCGGGTGTAGCTTTCAAGCTGCAATGCCTCTTGCGACATCAGGCTTGATTGCACGCTTTCCAATTCGGCAAACATCGGGCTTCCGCCCCCGACACCGCCCAAATCGGCTGCAGGCGCGTTCCTGTCTGCAATCGCGCCTTGGGCTGCATTGCCGCCACGGCTTCCATATGCCATTAGCGCCTGACCGCCTGGGGAAAACTCCACCGCCATTTGGCCAAGCTTGTCCCTGGCGCTGGATGCAGCGGCAAGATTATCCGCCAACCGCGCGGCGGCTCCAGCCGCAGCACCGATAGGGCCAGCCATATCAATGGATGCAAGATTTGCCGCGCCGATTGCCGCCGCATTTAGCGCTTCAACTAAGCCGTTGGTGGCCTCATTGGCCGCATCTGCAGACCCGTAAATCTCGATCAGATAATCGCGCAGCGCCGATGTCGCCGCAACTTGCTCATCTGCGCTTTTCCCGGCGCTGTCACGAACACGGTCGCTAGCCACAGCCAAGTTTAGGGCCTGATCGGCGGTAAGCTTATAAGTTCGCGCAATCTCTGAAATTTGGAATTGCACATCAACTGCCGCATCGGCTAGTTTTATCATCTCCTCGGATGGCGCGCGAAAATCCTGACTGACCGCCGCAATAGCATCAAGGCCAGCACCACCATCAACATTGAATCCGCTGCTGCTCAACAGCGCATCAAGCGCGCGCATTGCATCCCCGCGCGCCAATTCCGAAACCTGAATATTGGCTTCACGAACAGCACCAGCCAATTCACCATATTTTGCAATCATTTCGTTTATTGGCGTAATTGCCAACTTTGCCGCGTTGGAATAGGCTGCAACTGCGTCACCTGCAGCTTGAATTTGATCTTGCATCTCCTTTGCTTTATCAGAGGCCCCGCCGAACGCGTTAATCAGCATTGGCAGCGCGATACCCGCAACCAAACCAATCGCGCCGCCCAATGCGCCAAACCCAATGCCAATATCAGGCAACTGAATGGCCAGCGCCTGCACAAAGTTGCCGGTTGCCATTGTCTGCTGGCCAACCTGCGAAAGCTGTTGCGCAACACCGCGCATCGCCAAGCCGCTGGACGTTGCCGCGCCCCCAACTTTGGTAAACTTGTTCCCAAGCCCGCTAATTTTAAGGCCAGCAGCCTCGGCGCCCGCAACCAGCTTTGCAAGATCGCCATTAGCGGCGGCAACGGCTGCCTTCAAATCGCCAGCATCGCCGGTAATCTTGATATTGAGCGCGCTAAGTTCGGTCATTCATCTTTGCCTTGTGTTCCACCCGCGCCTTAGCCCATTCCGCCTTGGTAAACCCGCCGCCCTTTTGCCCCTTGCCGTCACGGATGGAATTGATCTCATCCTGCGTGTCTAGCCTGGCGTCCATTTCCCACCACCATTCCTGCGGTGACATCAACCAGAATTCGCTGGGCTGTATTCCCCAATCGCGCGCCGCTTGATATGCACGGCGCGCGAATGCAGCCCACGTCACTCCCCCGGCGAAGCGTCCAATTCTGCCGGATCAACCGGCCTTTCAGACTTCGGCGCAACAATCAACGCCAGATATCCGTCGGCAATCGACATTGCCTGTGGAAACCCCGCGTCGAAAACCATGGCTTGCACCTGCTGCAATGTGTCCCCGCCGCCTGCTGCTTTCATGCCAATCCAGATCAGGATAGGCAAATTAGCGACGGTAAACGTCACCTTTGGCACATACCCCGGCATTGCCGCCGCAATATTGGCCTCGCGCGCAAAGGCGATAGGGTCGGCCACCATTTGCGCAATCTCGGTTGCCGCTGCGAACGTCGCGCGCAACGTGATATCACGTCCGCCAAGGCTTGCGTTGATTTCCCGCATTAGACACCCGCCGTATAGACAACCGCGCCGCTCGACATGAACGTTGCCGAAAACTCGACCGCGCCGTCGTGTTCCCCGTTTTGCTCAAACGATGAAACAAAAAACGTGCCTGCCAGCGTTCCGGTTGTGGTCGGAAGTCCAATCGAAATTGGCTCACCAGCCACGTTCGCCGCCATCATTGCGGCGATAAGGATCTGGTCTGACGAAACGCCGCCAACCGTCACCTCAACCGACCGCATCCCCGGCGTGGCCAGCAAGGTGCGCCAACCACTGTCATCATCGGTCGTGACATCAACGTGATCATTGGTGAGCGTGTAGCCCCGCGTCCGAACCCCGGCGAGCGTGGTCGAGTCCCAGCTAATCGTTAGCGCGCGTCCGTTTGCACCAGCCATTTCTTAAGTCTCCTGTAATGTGAGGCGGTAGCGTGTTGCCCCGTGTTTCGTTATGCCGTCCGGGTCGGCCATTGCCTCGGAAAACTCAAACAAGCAGTCTGTTACACTATACCCCGTTTTGACAAGGTTTGCACGATGCAAAAGCCCATAGGCCGCGCCCATGAATTCCTTGACCTCTGCAAACCCCGATGCGCGCGACCAGAAATGCAATGTCACCGTGCATTCCGCGCCGCGCGTGTCGTCTGTATCCCATGCGACCAACGTATCTGCCCCAATCACGCAATAGGGGAAAGTTGTTCCCGGTGCGGCCTCTGGCAAAAACGGAGCGGTATCAAACACAGGGCAACCAATCGCGCCGTTCAATCGGGAATAGACAATCTGTTGCGCGACATTCTCAAACATTAGGCAGACCGCGCCACAATGCCGATTTGGTAGGTTGCAGCCGCGCCCGACGAATTGGCAATCCGCAGAATGTCACCAGTGCCTGCCGTTACCGCGCCAATGCCAGCCGCATCCGGCGAAGCGATGTAAAGAAACCCTCCTGGACGGATTGGTCCGATGGTCGGAGTGGTTCCGCCCAAGAAGCCGACAACCGGGTTACTCCCGCCGCCTATGGTCAAATTGGTCGTGTTGGCAGTTCCATCAATCGCCTTGTTGATGATGAACAGCCCGACCAATTCAGCCGCCGTGAATGTTTGGCCGAAAGCGTTTGTCAGAACCCCGGAAAGGTCCAAGTCGTCATTGGTTGCGCTGGCAACCGTGCGCTGGTCAATGAACAACAGATCAGCAGTGTTTACCACCGTTCCATCGGTCAGGCTCAACGTGGCGTCCATATCCGGCGTCAATGTCGGCCCGCCAAAGTCATTCGATCCGGTTTGCGTTGCGCGAAGGAATGCGCGGATAGTCGTTGTCAGTGCCATGCTATAGCCCCTTTGCCAGCGCTTCGATGCGCAATTTCAATTCTTTTTCAACGCCGATTTTAGCAACATTGAACGATGGAAGCAACCAAGGCCGCGCCGCCATTCGGCTTGTGCCAAACTCCAGCAACGGGCCATAGTTCACAGCCGTGCCAACCGTTATCGTTTTGCCACGGTCGGCCATATCGCTGTCAACGCCAATCGAATCCTTCAGCCGCCCCGTGTCAGTTGAAGGATATTTTCCCGGCGCGGATGCGGTATGCGACCGACGCGGATTGTATTTCTCATAGGTGCGCCCGCCGCCGCCGCTGTGCTGAATGCCTTGAATGGCTAAGGCTTGCGTATCAAATGCCAACTCGAACTTGACCCGGTCCAACACATCATCCGCATCAGCGCCCAGCGCCTTAAGTTGCGCCACCAACTCGGCCATGCCCTGCATTTGAACGCCAACGCGCGTCATGACGCCACCCCATCGGACAAGCGCCAATCAAGCCAAGCCTCAAGCCCATCCGCGTCCACCACCCCTAGGACCGCGTATTCATTGCCGTCCCATAGCACCCGCTGCGCCGCCGTAGCGCCATCAAACCAGCGCGTCACCATCTTGAGCGTGTTACCGGGCGCTTGGCGCATGAATCCCCATTTCTCGGCCCCCGGAGCGGCCGTAATCATTGCCCGCGTTGGTGCCCCCGATACAGTGACCCAAGACACGATAAACCCGCCCTGACCGTCTGTAACGCGGTCCTTGGCCTGTATCGTGACCGACTGCCGCAAGCTGCCTATTTCATACTTGGCGCAGGTCATGAAAAGCCCATCTGATCAAGCCGCCGATACGGTCCAAGCATGGCCTTGCAGACCATTGGCATTTCGCAGCCCTCGCGGCATTCATACATCGCGGCAACGTGGATCTTGATCGCTTGCAAAATCGCGTAGGGAATTGGCGACGTGCCGGACACATACCGAATGGCCACCGCATCAACCCTCCGAAGATCGGATGGCCATGTTGATCCCTCATTCAGATACACCCGGCCCACGTCAAAGCCATAGTTGGCCGATGAAAACACCGCGCTTGAATTGTCGCGCGCGTAACTGGTGATCGACGTGATGGAAGCAACCGGCCCGAATGGCAAGTCAATCACATTTGGCGCGCCTTCCTCATATGGTATCGAAACCATGTGAACCCCCGGCCCCAAGCGGTCCAGACGGTCCAAGCTGTATTGCGGAAAGCCATCCATGCGCAATTCCAGCGTTTCCGCGACCAGCGACCTCTTGCAATACTGCCGCACAGCATCAGCCGCCGCATAGATAAACGCCTCGATCAGCGCATCGTCTGCCGTGCTTTCAAGGTTCAAGAATAGTTTCGCATCTGCAACCGATACAGGCAAGGAAGCCGGGGCGGTGATGATTGTCGCTGTGCGGCGATTGTATGTCACGGCTTGAACGTCCTTTGGATGAAGCCCGAAACGCCTGCAATCCGTGTTGCTGACTTCTCAGCAAATGTCGCGGGGCGGATGGGTTTGATAATTTCGGAAAGTTTCATACGCCCTCCTGCCTTTGAGAATGGGCGAGTTTCCCCGCCCATCTGTCAAAATCAGGTTGCAGCCGTCGCCGATCCGACGATGGTTGGCGGCTTTGCAATGCCGCCGCGCGAACGGCGACCCATCACATAGACGATGCCATCCGAAAGCGCGGTGCCAGTGCCGGATGCGCGAACGTAACGCTTGCCGCCAATGTATCCCAGCACTCCAGCAATCTTGTCGTCGTCTGTGTCCAAGGTGGTCGAGACGGTGACAGCGCCATTGACGCCATTGGTAGTGGCCACATCGGTAAAGCTTGCCGCCGTGGTCACGTCAGCCTCTTGCAGCTTGATCGTATGGCCACCAGCCGCGCCCGCATCGTTTACCGTCGCGTTCAGGATGCAGATATCCAAGGCGTCATAACCCTGCATGTCCACAAGCGACGTGGTTACGGTCGATGTGCCGGAGAAGGTCAGCTTGCCAAGCAGAACCCAAGAGGCGTCGTTTACAGTGTCGAATTTTGCCATGGTGTTGCTCCTTATGCCGACGCTTTGACAAGTTTAATCGCGTCGAATGACGTGACATCGCCACCAGTGCGCCGACGCAGGCGGAACACGGTGTAGGGGTCTGCGGTGTAGGGGTCGCGCAGAACCTGCAGGCCAATCCGGTCGAGGATGGTATATCCACGGCCAAAATCACCGTAAGCCGCAATCAGGTTCGACCCGGTGCCGATTGCCTGCATGTCATCGGCAAAGATGATGCGCTTGCCAAGCAACTGCATTCCGGTGACGCCGTCCTTCAGCATCGTCTGGCCAAAGTAGAAGTTATCGGCCCCTTTCAGCTTGATGACAGCGCCAAAGGATGCCCGCTTCATCATCCAGACAGCGCTCGCCTGGTAGTCCTCTTTCAGCGCGGCTTGCGCGTCAATCAGGCCATCAGCGGTGAACGTAGTAGCAGCGCCAGAGTTGACTTGCTCAATCTTGTCGCGCTCGTAAACGCCAGCCGCCGCCCATGCGGAATAGGTCAGCAACCCGCGCGGCTTGTTGACGCCATTGCCGGTGAAGAAAGCGGTGTTTTCGGTGCGGCTGATCTTGTCTGCGCCTTTGCCCTGCAGCCAAGTGGCAAGGTCAAAATACGCATCCTCGAGCATGTCTGCCGTCGCGTTCATCTTGGCGGTGATGTCATGCGCCACGATTTCTTTGTTGCCAACGTCCGGGGTATCTTCGGTCGCAACCGCCCGCTCGCCCGACCATTCGGCAGATCCTTCATCGTCGTCAATCAGGAGCGTCCGCGACTTCGCGCCGGTTTGCTCCACATTGGCGACAAGGCGGATCGGCGACGTTTCAAACACGCGGCCAACCACGGTTGCCGACAGTTCCGGCATGACCAGATAACCGCCCTTGGGGTTGGTATCGGTTGCCATTGCGCGGATTTCCAGCGACAACTTGCCTTCCTTGCGAACGAAGTCGCTCAGATCGGCGCGGGCCTTGGTTTCGTCGGCATTGCCGCCGCCCATGTCCCCGCGCTGCATGGCCGCTTCCATCGCCGATGCCTTGCTTTCAATCGCTTGGATTTGAGCCATTGCATCGGTGACCTGCTTGGCCATCGCGTCAAACTTGGCTTCGGTTACAACATCGCGCTGCTTTTCTTTCAGCGCATCGACTTCGGCCCGGAGAGGAACGAATGCTTCGTTTACCTTTTCAACCAGGTCCTTGATTTCTTGCATGTCAGACATTTGACAAACCTTTCAGGAGTTGTTGCAGTTGATTTTTCAACTCTGCCTCAGCGTCCCGCTGATCTGCGTCGTCAAGGCCCGCGCCCGCAGCGTCCCGCTGCCCAGCCCATGCCTTCCATCCGTCCGCCGTGATGATCTTTGCATCCCAACGGGAAAACCCTTGTTGCTTTAGCATCACCTCGAATGACCGCTCTGTCATTTGCGACTTGACGCTTTGCACCAGTGCCGATTGATCTGCTGGCATGGTCACGAATGACACCTCATACAGATCGACTTCCTTTAGCAATCGCGCGCCGTCCTTCACAACCTCATCCGCAACGGTGCGGAACCCAATCGACAGCCCATCAATAGCGCCCATGGAAAGCAATTCAAATGCTTCCCCGCCCGCTTCGGTTTTTAGTGCAAGACGCCCTTGGACGTAAAGACCCTTTGCATCCTCGCGCGCGTCATCCCAAACGCCGATAGGCTCACCCATATTGTGCTGCCAAAGCATCTTGGGCTTGCGCTTGGTTAGCGACTTGGTAAACGCCCCCGGCATAACCGTGTCGCCATAAGCATCAATACCGCCGAAAACTGATCCGTATCCGGTCACAACGCCTTGCGCGTCGGCTTTCAGTTCCAGCGTTAGAGACTTGAATTCCATTCCGCGCCTCATTGGTTAAGCGTGTTATAACATATTCTCTCGGCTTGCGCTAGGCTTCGCCCGTCTTGGGCCATGGCCTGCCGACACGCCGATAAATCAAAGCGCAACGGCAGTTGATGACATTGCCCGGTGACCCGCCCGGATCGCCTGGCCCCGTCATCAATTCAACCATTCCGTTCTTGCTAGGAACCTCAAACATTTGATCCGGCCCAACCGTTACTTCATTCATTGCGCGATGGTTGAATTGGTCAACAATGCCGTCACCTTCGCCAAAGTCCCGCGTCCGATGGTCGAATACGCTGATCCATCGCTTATTCATCGGGAAAGGCGCGGATGCGGCAACGGCTTGGCTTGCGTGGATTGCTGCCGTGTGGACCTCAGTCCGCGCGATGATATGCGCCCTTGTCCGGCTAAGTTGCGGAATGGCGTCGGTGATTGCTTTGGCTATCTGATCAAGCCCTTGCCCGTTGTTGATACCCTTTTCAATCATTCGCACTATTTGGTTTCGCGTGGCTTCCATGATCTGTTGAACCTTTACCGCGCCGAAACGTTGGATAAAGTCCATCATAATCTGCTCAAATAGCGTGATCTTGTCTTGCTTGGTTTCAAGCTTTGGGTATGCACCCTTGTCTTGATCCACAACCATATCCCCGCCCGCAATAGTCGCATCCCGCCACATGCGGGCAAGCACCGCAGTCATTGCGCGCTTGCCTTCAATCGGGATATCTGGAACCCCGATTGCCACCCATTTATCCAGCCCATCGCGATAGTTTGCCGCCAATACCCTAGACAGCCGCCGCTCACTTGCCCTGATGACAGTGAGTTGCGCCTTCCATTGGGCCCGGGCGGATTGGCTGTCTGTCATGCTTAGCGCTCTGGCATCGGGGGCAAGCCGTCGCATTGGCACGCTCCGTAGAGCGTGAGAGGGTTGCCATAGAGTTCAAGCGTTCCCAGCATTCATTTGGCCCTAGAGCAAATCCACAATGTCCGCCGCTGTAATCCCGGCGCTCAGGCTTTCGTTCGCTATCTCCGTTGCCTTGTCGCGAAGCATGGCCAAAAGACTAGCACGGGTAAATGGCGATGTGACAACAAGAATGTCGGCATAAGACCCTAGGTCAGTTGCCAGAACCGTCACGTTGAAAATGACACTCTGTGTCGCGGCGTTGTATCCGGCATATTCATAGCTTGCAAAATATGTTCTCATAGCTGCCTCATGTGATTGGAACGATCAGAATAAATCCGTTGCCGCCTCTGCCACCCGTTCCCCCAGTTGTGCCGCCGCCGCCGCCCCCACCACCGGAGCCGGGGCCACCATTGCCGCCATTCCCGCCGATGCTAAGGTTGCTCGACCCGCCGCCTGAGCCGCCGGTTGAAAATAGCAGGTTCGGGTTCGACCACCCGCCCGCGCCGTTGTTCGATCCCGCTGCGCCGCCCAATATGTCTGGAATGTCAGCCGCGCCGCCGCCGCCGCTGATGCTGCCCCCGGCGAAGTCAGCCGCCGTAACCCCGCCGCCACCGGCCCCGCTCGATAGGCCCGGGGTTGTGGTGCCCCATGCAATGGTTGTTCCGGCTGCGCCCGTCTGGACGCCGCCCGCGCCGCCCGCATGGCCTACGTTGAAAATCGGGATGCCAGCATAGCCCGAGATGTTAGACAGTGCGGTTGAGATAGCCCCCGCCGTGCCGCTAGCACCCGCCGCCGCACCCGTGCCCGTGCCGCCAGCGCCGCCGCCGTTCGCCGCTGCGATGTTGGTCAATGATGCAGTTGCGTTGGCCCGTGCGACGAATGAAGCGCCCCCGGCAGTTACCGCCGCGCCGCCAATGCCGGGGTTGACGTATAGCAGGCGGGGGAGAACCGCAGCCGGTATCCAAAGGCGCGTGACCGATGCCGAACCACCACCACCCCCACCACCACGAGCCGCCGCTGCAATCCCCGTGAATCCGTTGCCGCCCCCGCCGCCTGCCCCGACAAGGAGCATGAAGATCATAGCTGCATTGTCGGGCACCTCATAGATTTGAGGCGACCCTGACGGCCAGAAAAGCGACTTGGCGTCACGAATGGGGAGTTGGCTTGGAAGGAATGGCATGTGTTGCCCCGTTCACATTTGCGAGCCGTAAGCCGTCACGCTAAAGCCCGCTGCGACTGCCGTGCCGATGGTCACGAAAAGCTTGGTGCCGGATGGGAACCACCGCTTGATCGAAATTGCGACAGGAACCAAGGCCGCGACCTGCGAAACATTCGATGCAGGGCATGTGACTTCATCTATCAGTTCGTTGTTCGCCGCCGTGGCGTTCGTCGCGTTGGAGTTGGAGAAGGCCCGCATGACAGTTGCGACGTTAGTTCCCCTTGGGACGATCTTGATGTAATCAATGAACGCCCCGCCCGTGCCCGCGACCCAATCCGCCGCCGTGCCAGCCGTGTTGGTCTGAAGGAAAGTCACCGTGCCCGTGCCATCCGCCGCCGTGTTCGCAGCCGTGATGTTCGTGGTGTTGTAAATGAAGACGGCAGTCGTTCCGAATTGTGGAGTAGTGGCCATTGGTTTTGCTCCTAGTAGATCACAAGGCCAGACATGGCCTTATTTATGCCGAAGTCAGTAGGGGCGACGATTGTTGTATTGGCTACAGCCGTCACCAATCCCTTGTCGTTAACCGTCAGGACAGGCACTTGCGTCGATGACCCGAACGATCCGACGTTGCTGTTGACCGTTGCGAGGGTAGTAGCGTTAGACCCCGCCGCCGCCGTAATATCGCCCGTAAGGGCCGCGCGCTGCAATAGCGGGGTCGCATCAACATAGGTCAGGGACGCGTCAAGCATCGCCCCCACAGCGTCCTGCGCTGCCTCGTCAGTGTATTGCGTCACGTCCCCGACGAATAAGAAATCACCATCGGTTGCGGCAAGATTGAACTGCGCCTTCGTGCCGGTAATGCCGACGATACTGGTCTGATCGCCCAAGTTTGTCCCGGTCAGGCCAAGATCGGTTTTGAGCGTGGCTAGCGCTTGCACCTCTGGCGCGCCAGCCCCTGCCGTCTTGCGGTAGACAACCGAAGCCGTGGCCATGTCGGCCTGCTTTGCAAGCGTTACCGCCCCGACATCAATCGTCCAGACCGATCCAGACCCCGAGACGGCAATGTCCCCCTTGTCCCCATCCGACACGCCACCGGACGCCGCTGCCCAAGTGCCATCGGCCCGCAAGAAGTTCGCCGTTCCGCCGCCAGAGGCAGGAACAAGGCCCGCAAGCGTATCGTCAAACAGAGGCAGCGTTGCGCCCGCGCCAGTCGAAGATGACAGAATGCGCGTGGCCTCGTCATAGGCTAGGTCAGTTCCAGCCCCGCTGCCACCAGATGACCCCACCCCGCCGCCATAGATGACAGACGCCTCACCGTTCTTTCCATCCCGGCCTTTGACGTGACCAGCGGTAATCTTGCGGCCCGTCGTCAATTCAATGATGAGATAGCCAGCTTCGCTCACATAGGCGTTGGCAACTCCTACGCCGTCCTGCCCATCCTCGCCCGGATCGCCCTTGTCACCTTTCGCACCCGGATCGCCCTTGTCGCCCTTTTCCCCGCGAATGGATAAGCCACTCTCGCCCTTGTCCCCCTTGATGGTTTTCCCATCAATGCCGTCGGTGCCATCAACGCCGCGCGGGCCGATTACATTCCCCAGGTCAACAGTCGATCCGCCGCTCGACATAAACAAGCGACCGTCCTTGACCGCAAACGCCGGGGCGAAAGCTTCAATGGCCGACCTGTCCCGCGATGCCAGCGCCTTCTCGACTTCCTTGCGCGCCGCTGCAACGATTAGGGCGAATTCAGCCGTCTTCATTGCCGCCCTCCAGATAGCCTTGAACGATCTTGGTCAACATATCCCCATCATCATGCTTTGGCGCGTCGTCAGCCCCATAGCCAAGCAATGCCACGCCGCGCTTGACCGCTTCCGGCTGTAGGTCATCGCCAATCGGCTCGTATCCGATAGCCTCACGCGCCTCGTCCACTGTCAGAACGCCAGC